AAGATGCGGAAAACTTCAATATCAAAATGATCGGCTTTGATGTTTGGAACGCCACGCATTTAAGAACGCAATTACAGGCGGCAGGCTTAGAGGTAGAACCTTTCCCGCAAACCTATCAACGATTTAGCCCGGTGGCTAAAAGTGCGGAAGTGTTGATAAATCGCCAAGTGATAGAACATAACGGCGATCCGGTGCTTTCGTGGGCATTATCCAACGTGGTGATGGAAACCGATGCCAACGCCAACATTAAACCAAACAAGAAGAAAGCTGCAAACAAAATCGACCCAGCCGTAGCCTTTCTAATGTCATTCGGTACTTATCAACTTGAATATGGTGATTTGATTTTCGAGCTTTCAGATGAACACAAACACGCACTAGAACAATTTAATGGTATTGATTTATAACTACAGAGGGAAACTATGGCAGTTCAAATAAAAGGCTTAAAAGAACTTGAGCAAAACTTAAAAAAACTAAATAAGGATATAAACAAAGTCGCGGCAAAAGCAATTAGAAAAGGACTAAATAGCGCGGCCAAATCGATTGAAAAAACAATCAAGCCGAATGTTCCAACATTGAAGAGTAGCACTAATTTCCGACAAAAAGGAACAATTAAAAACAACGTTCGACATAAAACAAGAGTAGCTAAAGATGGCTTAAGTGGTATCACTGCAATTCGAGTTATGCGAACAAACGGCCGTAGAATGGCAAAAATTGGGGAAAATACAAAAGATAAATCAGATCCGTTTTACTGGTGGATGGTTGAATATGGCACAGTAAAAATGAAAGGTCGCCATTATATGGAAAAAGGCTTTAAATCTGGTGAGGCACAGGCTCTAAGAATCGCAAAAGAAGTTGCAGAAGAAGAATTAAAAAAAGCGTTCAAATAATAGAAAAGCCCGACATTTCACAATGTTGGGCTATTTTGTCTAAAAACTTACATGCAGGACGCGATTAGGCACTTGTAGATCGCAGCTCCTTAAAGTTTGCGGCAAACTTCCGAAAAAGTAAGCCGCTCACATTTAGAAGACTTTGAAAATATTTCTAAATTCAAAGCGAGACTATTATAAAACTTTTCTGATGAACAAAAAATAGCCGTAGCTTAACGCATCTAAACTCTGATAAAATAGAACAAGAAATAAACAGAGAAACGAGGGAAAAGTATGATTAAATCCGTTTTATCCGCATTTGGTTCATTTGTATTTTCTGCTTTAGATTTTTTGTTATTTTTAGCCATATTGCTTTTTGTTGGCTTGTTGGTTTTCATCTTTTGGCCAATATTAAAATGGCCTTTACTGGCTTTTCTAATAGGTGCGATCACCTTCTTTTGTTATCTAATATACAAGATAAAAGAGAAACCAAAACCGCTAGAACAAGACGAAATATTATCCAGCTGGGCAGAACAGGAATTGCAACGCCCTATCATCCAACGGATTTTACAAAAACAAGAGGAAAATAAGCCGTTCATTACCGGAACAATAACGCATATTGGAAATGACGGAAAAGAAACTCGATTAGGCAATATCACTATAAATATAAAAAACAGGGAATAATATGGAAAAGAAGGAATATCTACTAAGTTTTTTTGTAATAGACAATAATGGGAATGAAATTGATAGCGACATTATATCCATAGATGCATTAGATGAAAGAGATGCTAGAACTAAATCTATGATATTTATACAAAAAAGATATAAAGGAAATCGATGGGAAATAGAATCTATTACATTAGCTGAATAACCAAATAAAGTGCATCTAGGCTGATCCCCGAAAGCAAGAAACCTTATCTTGTTGATGCGCTCCTATCAATAAGGATAAATGCGAAAGGGGCGTTTATGACAATTAGAATTTCATTAAGCCATAAAAGATTTAGCTTTCCTTTAGAGAAAGCATTGGACTACATTAACTATAGAATTGATGAAAAAATTAATTTAGATGATTTGTTATATTTCATAAAGGATGGCCAGATTAAAACTGTAATCAAGATTGCTTGCAGTTCTCTTAATGGGCGATTATTTTTATCTTCTATAGGTGATACAGATTATTTTTTAAAGCCTATTTTCTTTATTGCTGATGATAGTTTGATAGTTAAATACAAAGCAAAAAACTCTAGAAAAAGTAAAGGCTTATGTGTTTATAAAAATATTAATGGAGATTGTATTTATTTTTGTTCATCTTCACCAATAGAAAATAGGGTAATGTCCAAATATCCCTCTATAAATATCTCATTTGATATTGCCAATTCAAAAAGAACAAAAAAAATAAATAAATTCATCTATCCAAATGTTGATTTTTCTGGATGGTTTTATATCGAGCCATATAATTATTCCAGCAAAGAAAAGGATATAATAAAAAATAGAAAAATATTTATATATTCTAACTATGAGTTTACTAGTGCATCTAATAATGATCTTGAAATAAAATTTAAACTAACAAGTGAAAATAATGGTTTATATATAAACCTTCCGAATATTGAAGTGGATTTAGATTCCATTGAGATTTTGAAAAAGGATTTAGATAAATTTCTAGATTTAGAACAAAATATTGAAACTAATAATATAGCTAATTACGAAAATCAAATAAAAGATTTAAGGAATCAGTTACAAATAAAAAATAAAAAGATAGAAGAGCTTAATAAGGCTCTTGATACAGATAATTATCCAATACATTTAAACAAGTTCATGGAAAACGACCGCTTAGCATTAGCAATTCAAGCTAGAAAAGCCTATTGGGCAAACTATGATCCGAATTTAAACAACGCACCAAAGGCAGAGTCTACCGCGCGAGAAATCAAGGAAAAATACGTTCTTTCTAAAAAGCAAGCCGAAGCAATAGAAATTATTGCCTGTCCTATCAATCGTAAATAATTGATTTTATAACCATCATAGTAAATGGTGATAGCAAAATTTAACTATCACCCTATTGCTATAACCCCACCTAAATCCTTTCTAATACCTATCGTTCGAACAACTCAACGGAATATGACGATATTCCACAGTGTTAAACAAACGATAGGTATTTTCTTATGAATCTAAATTTAAACCCACAACAAAAACTAATCTCTGGTGAAATCGCCTGCAATATTGTTGGCTTTGGTCGCACCAAACTCAACGAGCTTGTAAAAGCCAAGAAATTCCCTCAACCAATCCGCTTTTCACAAAACTTTGTCCGTTGGGATTTAGAAGAAGTGAATCAATGGATTGAAGAACAGAAGGCTGCACGTGCTTAATCATTGGTTAATAGAAAAGAAAAACGCCATAGCAAGGAAAAAAGAACTATGGCGTAACAATTTAGAAACGTATTTAAACAAGCAATTAAATTCAAACAGGAAATTAAAATGAACTTAATTCATAAATATTATATCAATAATGAAAATTTTTACAACTTAAACACTTTACAAAGTGCGGTGAAATTTGGCATTATTTTCCTGCAATCAGAAAAAGTGATTGCCAGCCGTGGAAAGCTGAATTATTTACTACTGGCGAACGATAGCACGCCATTAAACCGTGCTTTTTTTGTTCGTGACATTCGCACACCAAAAGAATATGCGGATTTTGTTTTCAATCTAAATCCGAGCATTCTCTCAATGGTAGAGCGTAATGAGCCGTCTTTGACGGGCTGTTTTCCAGTAGAAACAGTTTTCCACCTTGTTACGTTCTACCGCCCGACCGTGGAAAGTCTAGCGGTAGTTCCTGAAAATTTACTACTGGAACTTACGCAAATGTATCAATTCATCTTCGCGGCTATTCGCCGTACTGATTTATCAAATCACCTTCAAAAAATCCGTATTACCGCTGATAGCGAACGCAACGCACGCGCTAAGCTTGCCCGTGAGTTCGTCTTAGTGCTTGCTGGAAGAATCAATCTTCAATCAGACCGCACTTTATCGGCAAATACTTTCCCTTCAATCTCTTTCGCGGAGGTGGTCCATGCTTAGTTATGATGCTATTCAAATAGCTCTTCAAGATGTTGTTAATAGTAACGATGTAAGTGAGCAGACCTTAGAGAAAATTCGCACAGAAAGCGAATGTCTTTGTGAATCTATCGAATATGGCTTAATGGAATTGGGCGATATGATAAGTCGTTTAGGTTTCTTTGCTGAGAGTGAGCAAACCTTTGATCGCCAAGCGATGAGTAATGACAATGTAAAACATATTGGAGCATTAATTCAGGCTAACGCTTATTTTCTTAATACCTTACGAGAAACTGCTATTCAAGCGGCTGAACATATCAGTGGTAGAGATAAGGGGGCGAAATAATGAAATCTAAAAAAATCAAATCATTTAAAGAGCCATACGTACCAACACCAGAGCAGTTAGAGAAAGCCTGTAAACGTATTAAACAATTCTTAGCCTTCGCTGAAGATTATTTACATACTGGGCACTATAAAGGACTAGCGGCATCAATCGAGCAAATTAAGAAAGCAGCAACAATTAGAAAGGTGGCAAGAAATGAAACCAAATAATCCTATGGAACAGCTAAAACAATGGAAAGCGGCAAGTGATAAAAATTTAGTAAGCAGTGGCGAAAAACGCCACCAGTGGCGAAAAGTGCCACTGGTAATGAAGAGCAGAAAACTGAAAAAAGAAAAGGTAAGCTGTTTTTTAATCCATTGGCTTTGAAGTATTCCCAAATTTCACGTCAATTCCAACTAATACAGGATAGCAACAAACGATGTCTTGAAGTTTATCCAGGTGATTTTCATCACAAGATCAAGTTTCGTGATGAAATAGTGGATTTAATGAATAAATTGGCTGGTGGTGGAAATTTGCTTAACGCATTGGCCAAAGACGGCAATCTATCCCGAGAAGATACGGCCAAATTGAAATATTTCAATCAAGCTAATAAATATCTGCTCTATAAGTTTAGCGAGGTGGTGGAACAGATAGGCGCTTTAAACTCTGAACGAGCTGAACAACAAAAGGGGAGTAAGTAAGATGAATATGAATGAAAAATTAGACTACTCAAATTTAAGTGCGGTCGAATTGAAAGCGATTATGCTTTGTCAGATGAACTGTGAAAAGAAAGAGGGTGAGGCTCTTTATTTGCCTTTACCTTATCTGGGTGAAACAATCGTAACGTTAGCAGAAATTTTTGAAAGTTATCCGTCTGAAAAACTGTATATGTTACGAAATCTACACGATGAACTGTTAGCAGCTAATAAGCATTTACTACAACTAGCACCGAATCCACCTTCATTTAATCCGGAAGAAATAGCCGCAACTTTAACTAACGATGAAATCATTGATGGATTGCTAAAAAATAGCATAGTGATCTCTTTAGTTGAAACTCTTACATACTTTCAAAAAGTAATTGCTGAACGCATCAATGATATTGAAAACGGAGTGATTAAAGGGGTGAATAATGGCTCGATTAATTAATGCTCCGCATCTTGCGGATCAACCGCATGAACCTTATTCCGATTTATTTGTGCTAGCTGGCTCTAAAGCATGGCAAGCATGGGATAACGGAAAAGGTGAAGAATGGCAAACATTATGCCTATTAGTGGAAGGCTTAGAAAGCAAGCAAAAACCAGTTATTCTAGGCGAGAATCAATTAAGCAATATTTCTTCAACGCGTATAGCTAAAGAAGATCAGCAGTTAGTGAAGATTGCTCAATATGGCGAATTAAAACAGGAGGAAATCACCGCAATTTGTCAGAATTTAGCAAAAAACACTTCGGCTAGAGAGGTGAAACTCATTGATGCAGCCGCGCAAGTGAAAGAGGATTTAAGCTCTTACATTCAACGTTTGCGAACCGATAAAAAGGCAGCAGATTTAGTAGACCAATTAGCACCGCCCGAAAAGCTGAAAGAAAATGACGGAGTAAATAAGAAAGCGCGAGCCTTGACGAAGTGGCTAAATATGGATTTAGCATTAAACCCAAAAGACCGAGAATTATATCGCTATGACGGCATAAGCTGGCAGTTAGTAGATAAATTTGAGTTCTTAGATAATGCAGTAGCTTTCTTTGATGAACAGGACTTCAATTATAGCGCGCGTTCAATAGAAAGCATCATTGATACAATCAAAATCCAATCCCCAAAAATGGGAACACAGGCGCAAGAATTGATTGCTTTCAATAATGGCACTTTAAACCGCACTACGTTAGAGTTCTTGCCCCATTATCGGGAAAACTGGCTAATGTCTTATATTCCGCATGAATATCTAAATTCAGCGCAAAATACGCCATATTTTGATAAATGGTTAGAGTTCGTAAGCGGTGGTAAAGAAAGCAAAAAGAACGCTATTCTAGCGGCTTTATACGCAGTTTTAACTAATCGCAACGACTGGCAATTATTCTTTGAAGTAACAGGTGATGGCGGTAGTGGTAAATCTGTTTTTGCTAATATTGCCACGTTATTAGCTGGTGAGCAGAACACAGAAAGCGGGCGGTTAGTAGATTTAGATGAACCACGCGGACGGGAAAGTTTTGTAGGCAAGACTTTGCTAATTTGCCCTGAACAATCGCGTTATGGTGGTGATGGTGGTGGATTGAAAAGTATCACAGGTGGTGATCCTGTAAATATTGACCCAAAACACCGCAGTAAATTTAAAGCGGTTATTCCCGCAGTAGTCTTAATCGTTAATAACGAGGCGACTAGATTTACAGAGCGTAGCGGTGGGATTGAGCGAAGAAGGGTAATCTTTCACTTTGACAAAGTAGTACCTGAAAACGAGCGAGATCCTAATTTCATGGATAAGATTGAGGGGGAAGTAGGGGGTATAATTTACAAACTAATACATACCTTTGAACAGCCTGAAACCGCTAAGGCCGCTTTAAGAGAGCAACAAACAAGTGATGAGGCTTTAGAAATAAAAAGCGAATCCGACCATATCACCGAATTTTGCGGCTACTTTTATACTACGCCACAGAATGACGGTTTGTATATAGGAAATGCTAATCTAGGTGGTAAGGCAAGAACGCACCTCTATCCGGCATACTTAGCATTTACGGCTGCAAGTGGAATCTCAAATACTCTTACTTTGAGAAACTTCTCAAATTCATTAAAGCAAGGATTTGCGCAGCATAAAAATAAATTCGAATTCTTCAAAGTTAAAGGAAAATTTGGATATCGCTCCAATGTTCACTTCAAAAACTATGATGAGTTCCAAAATGAGTTTGATTCGTAAACTAGGAAAGAGGGGGGGAAGGCCCCCCTCTTTTTTTTTTTTTTTTTTTTTTTTACAAAATAAACAATTAGGGTGAACAATAATGTTCACCTATTCACCTGTAACTATATGAAATAAAAGGTTAAATTGACAAGGTGAACAGGTGAACCAATTTTTGTAATATTTTTTACACGCCGCTCATTCACACGTTTTCTTTTTCGCATTGCTCCACAAAATCACTCCATAATTGCATCACAGGGCGGCGGAGTTCTACATAATCGTAACGGTTATACGCCTGACTTGTTTTATTCCCAATGCTATGAGCAAGACAACTTTCAGCAATACGGAAATCAACTTGCTGATCTTCTAAAAACGTTCTAGCTATCGATCTCAATCCGTGAGCATCTTGAATCCCTTTGTAACCTATTTTTCTCAATGCGTTAGCAATTAGTTCTTTACTAGCTGATTGGTTAGGCTTGTGATAGTGAGAAAATACGAATTTGTCATCACCTGTTATAGGTTTCAATTCTTCTAAAATCTTAAGCATTAAAGATGAAAGCGGAACAATGTGAGGAAATTGCCCTTGTCTTGTTTTTTTCATTTTAATTGCTGGAATAATCCATAGTTTCTTATCGAAATCAATTTCAGACCATTCAACAGAAACCGCCTCGGCCGGACGAACCATAGAAAGTAATTGCCAGCGGAACAAAACCTTTGTTAGATAATCCCTGTTTGAATTTTTGAAGTCTTGTAATAGTTTCGGTAGTTCTTCCGGTTTGATTGCTGGGTGATGTTTTTGAGGCTCTTTATGGTAAGCATCTGATGCTTTCAAGCAAGAATTAAACGAAATCAATCCTATTGTTACCGCATAATTTAAAATCTGATTAGCGAGGTTTAATAAACGGTGCAGCGTATCATTGAAACCTTTTTCATTTAATGGCCGAACAGTTTTAATCAATAAAGGGGAAGTAATCTGATCGATAGGGTAATTCCCAAGAGTAGGGAATAGATAATTTTCTAATCTTGCCCAATTCTTTTCCATTGTCATAGGCTCAATTTCTTTACTTCTTTTTTCTTTCCAAAGTAAAGCGACTTTATAGAAAGTATTTTCGTTCTGAGCGTTTTTAATTAGTTCTTGTTCTTTGATGTATTCTTGCGGATCGATACTTTGAGCGAGTAGGGCGCGATATTCTTCGCGTTTTTGGCGAGCTTGCGCAAGTGTTATAGCTGGATAAGTTCCAATAGTAAAAGATGTGCGTTTATTTGTTACTGGGTGATAATAATTAAAAATCCAAGCCTTAGCACCGGTAGGCTTAATGCGTAAAAAAAGACCGTTACCATCACTTAGATTGTATTCTTTATCCTTTGTTTTCGCTTTATCTACTTCGGTATTTGTGAGCGGCTTAGTAACACGAGGCATCATTTTTCCTTAGTTTTAGTAACAAGATTTTTCGAAGTTTATCACCTTGTTACTAAACTTGTTACTAAAAAATGCGGTTAAAGACAATTAAATCTGATTAGTGGCGATAAGTAAAAGGGCTGAAAAGCCTTGAAAACACTAGGAAAAACAAAACCCCGAGAGTGGTTTCGCGGGGCTGTGTTTAGGGTAAATGGTGCGACTAGCTGGACTCGAACCAGTGACCCCCACCATGTCAAGGTGGTGCTCTAA